TGCCTTGCGCCTTGAGGTTGAAGCCAACGAGCTTCTGCCATGCGAGCGGGGAGCTTGCGGTTGCGGCCACGCTGACAACTGCAAAGGCGTCTGCGGTCAGCGGGGTGACCGGAGTTGAGTCGGTCGCGCGCAGCCGAACCAGCGTCACGCCCGAAGGTGTCAGGGCCGACAAGCTGGCCGTGGTGCCGGTGTTGCTCACGCTGCCAGGGCCACTCACGACGGTTGCGACATAGGTCACCGGCGCGACGAAGGTTCCGCCTACTGCGTTGAAGTTGATGGTCGCAGTGGTCTGGTCACTGGCGAGGGACTGCGATGCAGGGAACGCACCGGGGGTCATCGTGCCAGCGGCGGCCGAAGCGACAAGAACCACGCCCGTAGACGACGCCACGTTGCCGTCAGCGTCGGTGACCGTCATAAGCACCGTCAGGGCTTGGCCGTTGGTCAGCGCCGCAAGGCTCACGTCCTCGTCAGCCTGGGAGCTAATGAACGACGTGTAGGCGCCCGTAGAATCGCCTGTGATCACTGCCATGTAGGTGTACGGGCCTGTGCCCCCTACGGCCGTGGGCCACGTCATAGTGGCCGTGGTGGAGTTGAGCGGACGGCTGACCGGAGCGGGACTGCCGAGAGTGAGCGGGGAAATCGAAGGTGCCGACCCTCCGCCTCCACCGAAGACTGGAACGATGGGCATGGTTCACTCCCTCCAAGTCAGGGTGGACTCTTTGAGGTTCGCCGTGCCCGCGTCGGTCTTGACCCACACGTAGACCAGGGCATCGGTCTGCGTCGGATTGAAGTTCGCCATGCCAACACCCGCCGAGAAGGCCACACTGCCGGTAGTGGCCGTGCCGATGCCGGTGGAGATCGTGGCCTCGGTGTCAGGGACGATGCTCTCGTTGCCCGCGGCGTCGCTGGTCACGCGCACCGTGAGCTTGGTCGCGCCCGCAATCGCGTGAACGTGGATGTTCAGCGTGTCGAGGATGCCCACCCAAAAGGTGTTCTGAGCGAAGCTCGGCCGGAAGGCGGCGAGGTCATGCGCTCGGGCGGTGCCGAAGGCGTTGGTGAGCGCAGTCGTTCCAGTGGTCTGGCTGACGTGCAGGAAGTTCGTGATTCGGGTCGGCATGGGTTCCCCCTCTTGCTCGGGCGGCTTGGTGTCGGCGCAGTCTACTCTACCTTGACCTGCTCTCGCACGCTCTTGATGGCCTCCGCCTGCTGACGACGGGCCTCTTCGGGCGTCATCTCGACAGGAGGCAGCAACGCTTCCATGGCCGCCTCTCGGGCCGACGTGGGGACCAGGGGCTCCCCATAGACCTCGAAGGGCGCGGTCGCCTTGCCCGGCGCCGCCTTCTCGAAGTCCAGCGTCGTGTAGAGCGGCAGCAGGCGCTCCAGGGTCTCGGGCGTCACCGTGCGCATGATCTTGATGTTGCGCAGGCCAGTCTTCGACGGCTCGAAGGCGTAGTACAAACGCCGGTTCTTGTCGTCAAAGCCCATGAACAGGTGCGGCACGCCCTCCGGCGGCTGCCGAGTCCAGTATCTCCTACCGTCGATTTCTTCGCTGAATTCGGCAGGGGGCGCTACCTCAACGGGGTCAAAGTAGTTGATGAAGGTCTGCCATTCACCGCCCGGCGCGTGCTCGGGGTCGCGCAGGTGCGCGGTCATGGCGAGGGTCCAGAACGCCTTCTCATCGCTCATGGGCGTCGCTTCAGGCACGCCCGTCGTGATGTACTCTTCACCCTCTTCGAAGCGGTCGTACGCCTCCACAACGCTCGGAAGCAACAGATCTCCCGCCGTGCGAACAAGAAGCCCCGCGCTGCCAGTGGCCGCCGCGTAGGTGGCGTCGAAGGGACCGCCCAGCCCATAGGCATCCATGATGTCTTGCGACAGGTGGTCAACCCGCCGGGCAGCGCCGATGACGGCTTCAACCGGGCGAAGAATGGGAGTTTCAGGCAGGTAGTAAGTGTCCCCTTCGACCGTGACGATGCCCAAGGACTTGAGCGCCTTGTCCCCGTAGATGTTGTAGGGGTCGTTCGCTTCAGCCTTCTGGCGGTTGGCTTTGAGAATGGCGGTGGCAGCCTGCGGGCTCTCCTTGAGGCGCAAAAGTGCTTCCGCAGTTCCCTGGTACAGCGCAGAGGCTTCTCCGAGATATTGCGCCGTTTGCTGCTGAACAAAGTCAGGAGTGCGCGAGTAGTCGAACTGACTTTTACGCGCAAGCTCAGCAGCTGCGGAGGGCACGTCACCACGGGCCAACGCCATCTCGAAGACGCTCTTGCGGAAGCCAAGTTCAATGGCCTCAGCGGCGCGCAAGAAGAAGCCCTTGTCAAACGGGTTCAATGTGCTTGCGCGAACGGTCGCAAAGGCCCCGCCGGCTTGCCGGTTCACTTCCTTGATCAAGTCACTGGCCAGACTGCCGACGCGCTCTGTCTCGAGCTGCGAGACTCCAAGCCCGTAATCGTTGGCCAGATCATCAAGGACTTTCGGGCTGTAGTAGACACCATCTGGAGTCGTGATGCCTCCGCCAGTCATCCTGCGAAGTCCAACGACCTCTGCCGCCTTTGTGACTCCACGCCCGGTCGCTTCAAGCGTGTTTCTCGCGCCGATGGTCGTCATGGGGATGATGGCCATGGACAGCAGACGGCCACCCTGCGTCAGCAGGTTCGGCACGATGTAGCCATAGGTCATGCGCTGAATGAGGTTGCGCCTTCCCGTGCCCATCACGAGATCCCAGGCGTCACGCACGTAAGAAGCAGCGTCAGCGCGAGCACGCACAGGGATGGAATCAAGGGCGGTAAACAGACCTTCGCCCACTCCCTCAGCCAACGCCCTTTCGGCCTGTCCTGCGGCGGTGTCATAGACGTGGCCACGGACGCCAAGGAACTCGTCAAAGTAGTCGGGCACGTCTACTTCGCGACCACGACCGGGCAGCGCCAGAAGAAGACCCTGTTCTTTGAGTAGATCATCCAAGGCTTGCTGCTGTTGCTGCCCGGCAGCGGCAGTCATCTTGGTCTGTATGTACCCGGTGGCTGCTGCCTCTGCGAGTTGAGTGTCCCGCTTCAACTTGCTAATGTTCTTGCGGAGACCGTTCTCCATGATGACGTTGAGGAACGCGGTCTGGAAGTTTGGCGCGAAGATGCCAGGGACGATGTTGCCCTGCTCAAGCGCGTTGTCGAGTGCTCTGGCCGCATCGACTGTCGGGTAAGCCGTGTCGAAGCCGGGGACGCGGGCAGCCGCAGCCTGAAGCGCATTGTCCTTGTAGCGGTCGCCATACATGAGCCCGTAGAGCGCATCCCAGGCAGCCTGCGGAGTCTCACCCGATTCGCTCAACTCCCGGTTCAAGAGGTTGTTGAGCGCCTTATCCACGGTGCCGGCCTGCTTGACTTCATCAGAAAAAGCCTTCTTCAATACGCGCAGCGAGGTCTGCCCAGCACGGGAGATCTCGTTGGCCACGCGCGCAGCACTCAAGGTTTCGGTTCGCTGCATGCCGGTGCGGGCCAGAAGACGACGGATGCGCGGCGTGTCGAAGAACTTGGCCTGTGCGAATGACGAGAAACCCTGTTCTGCCGTGTCGAAGTAAATCTGCGCGCGCGTCAGTTCATTGGCCTTTCGCGCGTGCTGTCCCAGCGCGTAGACCTTTCCCACGTCATGCGCGTCGATGGCCTGCCGACGAAGCGCGGCGGGCACGTCATCCCATGAAGCGTACTTGGACAACTCCTTGCCCATGCCCGCGCCTGTCATCAACGCCGCGTCTTTGGGCGTATTCTGCGAGAATTCCTTGAACGCACGGGCCGGCTCTTCGCCCAACTGGCGTGCCGCGGCCTTGTAGGTAGTTTCAATCTCGTCTTGCAGGGCCTTGTTGAAGTTCTTGAAGTAGTCCCCCTGTCCCCAGGACACTCCCGGCTTGAGCGCGGCCGTAGGGTTTGTCAGCAGACCATTGGCCAGAGAGTTCAGCTTTGCCGCCAAAGGACTACTTGCCGGCAGACGCGCAGCAGTGTCTTGCAGTCGGTACGCCATTGTGGGGGCGTTGGCAAGGAAGAGCCCCTGCCGCATGCTGTCGAGCACGGGCTTCAGCTCACGCGCTTGGTAACGAGGGACCGCCACCGCGTCGGAGATCATCACGTAGTCATCGGGCGTGTTGCGCAGCGTCAGGCGGGCCACGCGCCGCGCTTCGTCCTTGTCCAGAAGTCCGGTGCGGTCAGCAAGGATGATGAGATCTGCCGGTGTCTCGACTTTATTGGCCGGGTTCTTTAGGGCGTCTGTGAACTGCTTGGCCTTTGTGGCGTCAGTAATCGTGTTCTTCACCGCACCGGCCGCAACTGCGCGCACCACATCGGGAGAAGTTCTTGCGGCAGCCTGCCGCGTCAAATCCTCGAGACGTGTTTGTGCAGTCTTCCTCTGCGCTGTCAGGGCGGGAGGAATGAACCCGGTAGTGCGCGATGCGTTGATCGCTGCGTCCACCGCCTTGATCTCTTCGTCTGCGCGCTTGAGCGCATCAAGTGCCTTGGCCTTGGATGAAATGCCTGCTACATCACGCGCCGTGGTAATGGCCTTGCCTCCAAGGCGTGCCGCGGTTCCAGGGCCGGCGGGCGTGAAGAGGCTGGGCACCATGCCGGCGTAGTAGGCCCACTCGGGGTCGCCATAGACGGCCGCGTAGTGCTCGCGCAAGGCGGGCGTGTCGTACCACTCGTCAGCGAAGGTGCGGCCCTTGGCGACGTTCTCAACGACTCGGCGCTTGTAGAAGTCCAGCGATGCGCGCGGCGAGGTCAGTGGGTCAGGGGCCACTTCCTCGGACACGACGCGGCGCCCTTCAGGGTCGAACTTCGTCGTCTTGACCTTCTGCCGCTCGGTGGCGAAGCCGGGCAAGGGGACGGCAAGCTGCGGAACAGCAGAGAAGAGGTCTTCGACAGCCTTCGCATCCACACCCGGCTGAAAGCTCGCCACATAGGCTGCGACTTTGCCGGGCAACTGCAAGGGGTAGACAACTTCGGGTAGTCCCGCCTTCTCGCGCACTTCCTTGAACGCGAGCGCATAGTCATCGGGGTCTACAGGTAGTCCACGCTCATCCACCTCGTAGCCGGCGCCGCGGAAGTAGCCTTCAGCAGCGGCGTTCTCCAAGTAGCTGAGCCCTGCGCGCAGCGATGCACCCAGCGGGGTTTCCACAAGTCCCTTGCCCTGACGCTCGGAAGTCAGCACGCCGAAGGTTGCAGGCGCGAGGTAGCGGTCAAAGAAGGGAACGTCCTCGCCCCGCTCGATGGCCTTGTCGATCTTGAGCTGCTGTTGCGCTCGGTCTTCCGCGATCTGCCGGAATCGCGCTTCGCTGATTTCTGTCTGCTGCGCAAAGCTCTCAACGGCCTCTTCAAGCAGCGTCGGCTTCCGCAATTCCCCGGTCTTTGGGTCGCGGTACATGCGCTCCACTTTCGGCTTCTGCTCTGCCATGAGCGCCTCGGGGTCGTAAAGACCGAAGCGCGTGGCAGTCTCCGCAGGCACGCGCTGCACTTCTGGCAGCGAAGGGCCTTCGAGAAGCACGCCAGCCCCTTCAGGCACAGGTGCCGGCGCCAGCTCCACCATCGGCACCTCTTCGATGCGAGAAGGGCGGAAGATGGGCAGGATGCCGGGCTCAACGGGGCGCTCAACACCCGGCTGAATTGTCCGCGCGCGCGCCTTCTCGGCAGCCTCACGGGCTTCCTTTTCGCGCTCGGCACGGGCCTCGAAGATGCTGGTGCCCGGCGCCATGGTGGTCCCGCGCTTCTCGACTTCCTCCTTGGCCTTCTGCTCAACGGCCTCGGTGATGCGCCGTTCAATGTCGAAGGTCGGCGTGAACGCCGGGTACGCGGGCGCCTCAGCACGCGGCAAAGGACGCGCCTGGGACTGCGCGAACTCGGCCGCGCGCTCAGCACGGCGGACCTCACGGTCCTTTTCCAAGCGGCGTTCGGCGCGCAGCGCCTCAAGCTCTTCGGGGGTCATCGTCCCTCCAGCTCATCAAGTCGGTCAAGAGCGGCGTTGAACTGCGGGGTTCCCCGCTTCAGCGTGCCGTTCGTCAGCATCGCCTTGAGCTGATCAGCCTCGCTCTTGGGCGCCGGCAGCGGCTTTGGGGCAGCGGTAGGCGCAGGCGCGGGCGCAGCGGTAGGCGCGGGCGCAGGCGTGGGCTTCGGCGGAGTCGGCGGCGTGCGGGGGCGCGCCGGGGGAGCCTTGGGGGGCGCAGCCGGCGCAGGGGTGCCGCCCTCAAGGGCAGCGGCCCCTGCCTTGAACTCATCGAGCACCTTGGAGCCAGAGGGAGTCGGAGCCTCCTCGGGCGTGGGCGGCAGAACGGCCCCCCTGGACCCTGCAAGCATGCCCCCCTCCAGCTCAGTGTTGGCGGGCGCCAAGAGGCGCGCACGCGCTTCTTCGTTGGACAGCCCCGAAGCGCGGAGGCGGCTGTACTCGGTCGCCAGATCCGCGGGGGCGCCGGGGCGCCCTGCCTGCTGGAACATGGCCTGCTCAGCGCGGCGGAGCCTCGCCTTCTCCGCCTCCACCCTCCCCGCGGCAACGGCAACCCCGAACTCACGGGCCGCGTCAGACTGGCGCTGGAACTCCTCAGCCTTTCGCAAGAACTCCAACTGCTTGGGGTCTTGCTTCTCGCCGCCCAGCTCGCGGTAGGCGACGATGAAGCCCAGCGCGTCCTCCACCTCGGCAGCGGACAGGTCAGGGGCCTTCTCAAGCTGCGCGCGGAGCGTGTCGAGGTCGAACGGCGTCTCGGTGCGCTCGTACTGCATAGCGAGGGTGGTCACCATGTTCTCGGCCTTGGTGGTCGGCGCCAGCGGCTTTGCTTCGCGCTTGGCCGTGTCCACAAGCCGGTCTGCTTTCAAGAGCGTGTCATACAGCGGCGTGTTCTGGTACTGGACGTAGCGGTTCTTCCACTCGTCTGCGCTGCCCCGCTCAACGAAGATGTAGCCGCGGGCCTGAAGCTCGCGCTTGATGCCCTCCTGTGCCGGGTCTTCGTATGCGTCCGCGATGCGGCGCCGTTCGCCTTCGAGCTGGGCGATGCGCTTGCGGCTGTCCAGCACCTCTTGCTCGAAGTCCGCACGCTCGGCGTTGGTGTACGCCTGGGTGTTGCGCGCCTCGATATAGAGGTCACGAGCGAAGGCGTCTTCGAGGGCCTGGGGATCGCCGGTCAGCCGCACTTCTTCGAGGGCGGCGTTGAGCGCGTCCTGCTGCGTCCCGAAGCCCGACTTGCGCAGGGCTTCCGCTTCAGACGTGAGGCCCTTCGCTTCAAGCTGGTCAGCCGTGAGCTTGCGCCGCTCAACGACGGCCATGCCGTCATAGCCGCCGCGGATGCCCGTGGGGCCGGCGAAGTAGGCAGCCTCAAGCGCGCTGGCGACGGCCTGGGCTTGCGGCGTGGCCGCGGCATCCTTGCCCTTCGGCATCTTGCCGGTCGCAGTCTTCTTGGCGAGGGCGGTGAGCCCCTGCTTGTCGGCGGCGCTGGCCGTGCTGGGGAGCGCGGCGATGATGGCCTTGGCCTTTTCGGGCGTGGCTCCGTTGATCAATGCCTCAGCCTTGGCGTAGCCCGCAGCGGGGTTGGTCGCGTAGGCGCCGATGAGGGCCTGCCGCTCAGCCTTGGTCAGCGTGGTGGCCGCCTTGCGCGCAGCCCCCTGCTGAGCAAGAGCGAGTGCGGCGGTCTTCTCAGCCGCGGACAGGTCACCAAGGATCGCCTGCGAGGCCTCCAGAGACAAGGGCTCAGCACGAAAGACCTGCTGAAGCCCCGCGAGGGTCTGCCGCTCTTGGCCGATGAGCGAGTCGAGGTACTGGACCCTGCCCTGCTCATCCGCGATTTCCTTCTGGATTCGGTCGAAGCGGTAGGCAGCGTTGAGCGTGCGGCCGTAGGCTGCGAGGTAGATGGGCGTGCGCTCAGCAAGGGGAGTCTTAGGGGCCATTAGCGACCTCTGACGACGGGAGAGGGAGGAGAAGCCGCGGGAACCAGACCACCGCCAGAAATGGCACCGGGCTGACGGTTCAAGCGGTTCAGAAGACTAATGTCAGTCTCTGCCTTTGCAGCAGCTTCCAGTTCAGCCAACTTCGTTTGCTGCATCATCGCCGCCTTAGTCTCGGCGACACCGCCCACACCGGCCAGACCGCCCGAGACAGCCTGCGCGATGCCTTGCGCTCTCTGCGCTTCAGCGGCTTTCTGCTGCGCCCTCATGGCGTCGATGCGCGCCTTTTCTGCGTCAGCCGCAGCGCGGTCGGCTTCAATGACCGCGACATTCTGCTGTTGCCGCATGGCGCGTTCGGTGCCGGCCTGTGCCTGCTCTTGCAAGAAGATCTCACGCCCTGAGACTGCGCCGCTCATGCCGCGTGCGGCAGCCTGTTGAAGCGCGGTGGCTTCAAGTTCGCGTTGAGCACCGGCCTGTTCAGCGAGGAACTGTTGCTCAATGCGTCCGCGTTCGCGCTCGCCCAGCCCAAGTTCCCCCGTACGCTGACGCCTCTCGAGATCATCAAGCTCGCGCTGCTCAGCCTCCGTGAGCATGAGCTTCTTTGCCGCACGGGCCTGACCGACGCCTTGAGCAATGCCGGCACCGGCCTTCGCGACGCCCGCCCCGAGAAGTGCAAGTGTGATGGGGTCCATGCCAGCCTCAGAGGTAGAAGATTTCGACTGCTACGCCCCAGTTGACGATGCCAACGCGGTCAACCTGGGAGTGAGAAGCAAGCCCGAAGGTGAGAGTCCCTACCGCATCGTAATCCAGCATGAGGGTTCCTTGCTTCGAATCATAACCGCCCGATCTCGTGTATGGGGAGTCGGTGCCGATGGGGTAGTTCGATGCGATGCTGATGCCGTTATTGCGCGTTTCCTGCGCCTTCATGTTGTAGGTGTTGTACGCGGCAGGGACGTTGGTCACCCACGGCGCGATCCAGCAAAGCCGGTCATTGACCGCAGCCTGCCATGAAGGCGAGCTGCCGTCCCTGCCTACCTCCCACTCCCACCAGTAGTGGAACAAGAGCTTGGCCGCACGACGAATATCGAGCGAAAAAGTCGTGTTTGGGACATTGATGAAGCTGTTATTGCTTGTGCGACCATTTCCTGTCAAGAACTTTGTGGCAAAAGTCAGACGGATGTTGGCTCCGCCCCCGTTGTGTCCGCCTTGGTAGCCGGAGACACCATGGTTGAGTCCTTGATACGGAAGATATTCAGGCGGTTGAATATGCCGTGTTTGAATCCACGGCGTATTCTCGAGATCTCCGCTGATAATCCCTTCATGAAGGTAGACACGCAGCGCCTCGTTATTGCCTTCGAGGGCAGCGGAGGTCAGCGTTGTACCGGCGGTGAAGGTGGTAGGGGCTGAAAACGCCATTATTTCACCCTCATTGTCATGGCCTCAAGACGCCCGCCATTATGGTCGATGAACACGTCGCCCGTGGCGTTCGTGGGATCATCGCGCACAAGGTAGTTCACACCGCCGCTGTTCCAGCCGTGAAGAGTACCTGTGAAGACGACACGCAAGCCGTAAACGGTCACCGGCACCGCAGGTTTGTGGTGCCAATCTCCGCTGATTCCTGACCAGCCCACCGGGTAATCGTCTCGAGATCCGAAGCTGCCGTTGCTCAAGCTCGCGGCCGACTCGAACCATGGCGGGACAACGGTCGTCGCCATGGTGTTGCCCAGCGTGGCGCCATTCAAGATGCCCACGGCGTCGTTGAAGCTCGACTGCTGAGGCACCTCAGTCCAGTTCGCCAGCGCGTTGCTGGTGATGTCCCATTGGAGCCAGAAAGCCCAGCATGACATTCCAGACGCCACCGCCTGTACCGCGCCACTGCCAATGTCCCAGAAGCCGAGCGATCCCGCAGACCGCCAGGGAGTGCCCCGGTAGCGAGGGCGCACGCTCAAATCCCAGTAGACGCGCATCACGTCGTCTGCGGAAAGCGCCCAGCCGGCAGGGCCGAAGGTCAGCGGCGTGTAGACACCTGCGCTGTCCCGCACGGTGAACGGCGAGATGGGACCAAGCGGCGGTGCCGTGTCGGTGTTGTACGCCGTGTGCTTCCAGTCGTTGTAGCCGATGGTCGCAGTTGCCATGCGCGGCGCCATGAAGCGCGTGTTGCTGAACTGCGGCAGGTCGAAGGCCGCATCGCGCGTGTTGAACGCATTGATGGCGCCTGCCTGCGAGAACGCCGAGTAGCGCGCGTTGAGGTCAGTCGCGGTGACCGCCTGCCCGTCTTCTGCCGGTTGAGTCGTGATGCGGCTCATGGTTTATCTCCACCGGCCAATGGCCAAGTAGCGTCCGCTGAAAACGTGCCCAAACACTACGTTGTTGTCCGGTGCGGCGGCGTTGGTGTTCGAGTTCGCGTCGCCAGAAGGCTCTGTCAGGCGGAACTGTACCTGCACACTCAGGTCTCCGGCAGGCAAGAACGCGGTGCCGAAGATGCGCTGTCTACCAACAAACGCCTTGCCTCTGCGCTCGACAAGGGTCACGCCATTGACGATGACGCGCATGCGCATGTAGCCGGGAGAACCAGGGTCCGGGTCATTATTTCCCGCATTGAAGATGTTATTGGCGTACACGTTGCAGCCATATTCGAAGTAGAGATTTCCTCCCTTGAATCCGGTCAACGTGATGGGCGAGTTGGCGACGCTTGTCCAGCCGCCGGCATGCACCTGAATGGTGCTGGCCTCCCAAGTGCGGCTCTCTACATCGGTGTCGGCGTCTGCCTCTTGCTGCCCGGTGCGCGACTCGGGCCAACGGGCATCGGCCCACACGCGATGCAGCGCGTAGTCCTCAAGACGTGCGGTATCCAAGAAGGCCGCCGGCAACTGCTCTCGGCTCAGCGTCGTCATACTCGACTGGCTGGACTGGAGTTCGGTGTTGACGGCATCCGGCGAGACCGTGGTGTTTGGAGTGGCCTCTCGTTCAGTCCATTTTTTCATGCCCGGACCCCCGCGATGACCTTCGTGCCCTTGGTCTGGTACTCGTACTCGTAGCCGACGATGGTCAACTCTGCCGCGGTCGCGATCTCGAAGCAGAACCACGCCGCGCTTTGATGGGCCACGCTCACGCGCAGCGGAACCAGCCTCTCGTCTGAGTAGTTCGAGGCGTCGATGATGGCCGTGTTGAGCACCGGCTGCCTCGCCGCGTCAGGCGGCTGCGCGAGGTAGGTGCGCTCTTCGAGCGGAACCAGGGAGAAGTCCTTGTAGTGCTTGACCGTGACCTCGACGTTGCCTGTCGTCAGCAGCCAGAGAGTGACGTAGCTGACCTGCTTCTGGAGTTGCGGGTCACCGAAGCTGTTCCATGCCGAGCGGTAGATGCTCTTCGGCAACGCCGCGTAGGCGAGCGCCCCTTGCTGACCAGAGGGCGTCTTGCCCGCAGCGCGCTTGCCGCTGATGACGAAGAGCCCGCGCTGCGAGTTGGCCGGGACCGCCTGCTGACTGCCGGTGTTGTGGCCGAAGAGCACGGTGCCGTCGAAGAAGGTGCTGACTGCACCCACGGGGAAACCCACGCGCACTGACCACGGAGAAACGCTGTCGAGAAGCGGTAGACGGTCAATGTGCAGAATGAACCCACGATTCGGGCGGTCGTCGCCGTCGATGGGCACGTAGAGCTGGTATTCGCGCAGCTTCTCGCTGAAGACCGCGACGGCCTTGGCATGACAGTCGGGCGTGATCTTCTTGATAAAACCATCCTGACTGGAAGTGAGGTTGATGACCTCCGCGCTTGCACCGCCGACAAGACCGCCTGTGATGGCGTACACGCCGTCGTTGGCAAGGAACACGACGCCCAGCCCAGGCACGGTCCTGATTGAGTGCGGCGCCCGGCAGGTGATGCTGTTGCTAATGGTCGTGACTGTGAAGCCGTTGGTGTAGTCGCCTTGAACTACATCAATGCCGTTTTCTCTGAAGACGAGGAGTGCGGTGTAACTGGCATAAAGTGCGGTAATTCCACCGCCAGTTGACGCAAGCTCGATGTACGCATCGGCCGCGAACTGCTCGATCAAACCGACCGTGGAGTAGTACAAGGTGCGCGCGTCGTCGATGCCGCCATCCAAGAAAAGGCATCCGTTGTAGAGCGCGGAGAAGCGCGCACGCGGCGCCGGAAGCGGGCCGGTCGCGATCTCGGGTGCGGGCTGTCCGAGGTTCGCCGTCGCCACTGCATCAAAAAACGTGGTTTCGACGTTATTGCGTACCACGTCAATGAAATAGAGCGTGGTGTCTCCAGGGAAGTCGTAATCATCGGAATAGTTTGTGGTCCTATAGACCTTGCGCGCAACCGTGCCCTTCGGGCCTGTGGGCAGGTCGATGCAGCAGGCGTGCCGGAACCCTTCTGCGCCCGCCTCAAGCGCCCAGCGCACACTGGCAAGGGTAGAGGTCGGACCTTCGCTGCCTGTGTCGCTGATGAAACTGACAGCCCACGAGAAAATGGCCGACTTATCGCCGTCTTGTCCACCGACATTGTTTGAGAAGCCGAGCCCCCAGCGCCCACCATCGGGGATGGCGTTGCCCTGCGAAGGACACCAGAGGGTGACAGCGCCCGCGCCCGAGATCGGAACGTCAGGCGGGAAAGGCGGCGGCGGGATGGGCTTCACGTTGTGCGGGTCGGGCGGTGTCGGCAGACCGTCGAAGCCGAACGGCCGGATGCACTGCGCGATGGTGCTTGCGGAGTCAGCAAGCCCAGCCAGAGGCCACGGTTTGACCAGCACAGGACGGTCGAAGCCGTTGGTAATGACCGTGCCATAGCCGGTGTCGGTGTACCAGCTTCCCGCCTCAGTCGCGGTCGGGACGTGTCGGCCAGTGGCGAGGGTGCGCAGGACAGGAGTGCCCGCCGCGTCATAGGCGAGGTGCAAGTTGCCCTGTTCCTCGAAGAGAACGTGCTGACGTGCGCCGCCTGCGAGATGCTGGGCAACGTGCAGGGAGTAGACGGGTCCGACGTTGGAGAAAGGACTCCACGAAGTCGCACCGGGTACAAAGGGTTCGTAGCCGATGCGAGAAGACCAGCCGCCTGTGCTCTTGTCGGTGACCCAGTTCTCGACCTTGCCTGCGTTCTGCGGGTTCTGCGGCTGGCGAGTCTCGAGACCACCGGCAACAGGTGTTTGGAAGACGTTGCCTTGCATCAAGACCTCACGGAAGTAGCCGGAGCTGCCCGAAGGGGTTGGTCATGAACTTGTAGCCTGCGCTCGGAGTTCCCTTGATCATGCGTCGCGGCACCGCCTTCAAGTAGGCTTGTTCCATGCCCTTGTAAAGCGTGTCCTTTTTGCGCGTGTAGACCTGAGACAGCGCCGGGTTGCTTACCTTCATCGTGATGTTCTCGAGCGCAGCATACGCGATCAACTGTGCGTACGCGGCCGGGATTAGCGGCGCGTCTTGATCTTCCTGCATGCGCGACGGGCTGATGAGCATGCGGCAGTCCAGCTCTTGGTCAGCCGAGGGGTGCGGGTAAAGCTGGACCGACTGGTAGACCGCCGACTGGTCAAACTGGTAGCGAACCGAAGTGGACTGGAAGTTCTGCCCTTGCAGCGTGGTCAGGCTCAAATCCGGGTTCAAGGTCACGGTGCCGGTCGGCGGGATGGTGTCCACGCCCAGCGCGCCGAAGCCTTGCCCGCCTGCCGAGCGCACGCGCACAGGAGCGAGGATGTTGGCTTCAGGGCAGGAAATGTAGTAACGACGGTAATATCCCGTCTTACTCGGGATAACTTCTGGCGTAAACTGCAAGGTCTGCGTGTCACTCAGGGTGAACGTCTGGACCTTGCTGAACGCGGACTCAAAGCCATCGCTCACGTCGCGCGGGTACACGGGAAACGGCGTTGAGCGAGGGGCGTAGACGTTGACCATGTAGACGTGAATGGTCCGCACGCCCTGACCTACAGCCGCGACAATGGACACGCCTCTCGGGGTCGTCGGCGCCTGCACACGAAGTCCCTCGGATGGCAGGTACGCCTCAATGGTGCCAAGCAGCGAGGGGTCAAGGTTCGCGTCTTCTCGCTCCCATTTGCTCAAGAAGAGGGCCTTGGCCGGGATGCCTACAGACGGGTCCGCGACGTTCTGGACCTGCGCACAGTCAGACGGCAGGTAGACTTCTCGCCGGCGCAACGTGGCCGTGTACGAACCACTTACGCCATCGAAATCACGGTCAAGGAAAAGCTGGTTTGCCGTGGCGACGTACATCACGCGGTACGTGCTGGTCTTGCCGCCGCTGTCGGTCACTTCGAGGTAGCCCAGCTCATACTCAGAACCGGGACGCACGGCAGTTGCGCTCACTGGAAATGGGCCACCCGTCACGGTGCCACTCCCATTGACGACACCGACAGGCACGCTCGCGTCAGTCCAGACGTTGAGCTTGCGGTCCCGCATGGCGAAATCCCAGGGCCTGTCAGTCAAGCACCGGGTCTGCGCGTCATTAATCAGGGAGACAAGCTGCTCACGGTAGGTGTCGTTGGTGGGGTCATAATCAAGAAGATTGCCCACGAAATCAACGAGGTTGCCGAGGTTCATGGCTGTCTCCTACAACGAAAGCCCCGCCCGCCGATGAGAGCGGACGGGGCCAGTGTACCCGGTTTGGTCGGGTAGCGAGGGATCAGAAGCGGCCGAAGACGTAGCACTCGCTAAAGCCGCCGGCCTCAGCGGTCAGCGCCACACCGGCAGGGCCGGTCGCCGTGTGGGTGCCGGTCGCGTAGGTCACGGCAGTACCAGCGGTTGCCGAGGTCGTCAGAGACGCCTGGGCCGCGGTGCCCGCAGCGACCTTGGCCTTGCCGACGTAGCCAGCGATGACCACGTTGACCTGGGCGGGCGCCGAAGCGGTGCCGACCACGGCGTTGAGGGCCACGCCGACCACGTTGCCCCGTCCCGCGGTCGCGGGGGTCGGGACCACGAAGAGCACCTTGTCCGCGCCGGTCTTGGACACGTTGAGCGCGATCCAGTCGCCCTCAGCGATGGTGGTGTCGGTGAGGAAGGTCTCCACCGCCCCGCGGTTGCTGGTGTTGCCAGCCTCACCGGGCTGAAGGTACTGAACGAGAGTCGAAGTTGCCATGTTGATCAGGCCTCCGCGTTGATGAGAACGCCGTGGCTGGCGAGGTGGCCGGTCACGAGCTGCATGCGGCAGAACACCATCGCAGCCTCAGTCGCGGTGCCGGGGACCGGCAGCATCTCGCTGAGGTTGAACCAGCCGTCCGTGTCGGCGTAGAGCTGGAACATATCGCTGGACAGGCAGTACGCCGAGACGGGCAGGGCGCCCATGGCCGCGCCGGCGTTGGCGGTGAACCCGAGGTTCGGGTCCACGTAAATCTTCGCGCCGCGCCACATGCCCACCATGTCCGCATCGAGCGTCGCCCGGTCGGACGCGCTGATGTACTGGACTTGGCTCTGCTGCTGAGCCTGGAAGGCCGCGTAGCACTTCGGGCTCATGAGGATGATGTCAGGGAACTTTCCGCCAGGGTGGTACAACTGGCAGTTGATCATGAGCTGATCAAGGTGCGAGAGGTCGAACGCCGCACCGCTGTTGAAGAACTGGTTGTACCAATTCTGCGCGCGGAAGGTGGTCTTCGCCAGACCGCCAACGGTGTTGACCTGCGACGCCTGCACTACGCCCTCGAACCAGCCCGTGGTGTTCGGCGCGAGCAGAGTGGTGCCGTTGCCGTTCAGGGTCTGGAGGGTGTTGATCACACCGCTGCCGACGATGACCTGCTGGTTCACCTGCTTCTTCAGGCCCAGCATGACGTTCTTCATCTTCGACTCGAGGATGTTGACTACGGCAAGGTCACCCTTGTTTGCAGCCTTCTCCACGGCAGAGAGAACGATGGGCTGAGTGAAGTTCGCCCACTCGAACTTGGCGCTGTTGAACGGGTCGGTGACCGCCATGTTGACGGGCTCGAAGCCGTTGTTCAGCACGCTGAGCTGAGAGTGCTCACCGAAGATGACGGGCTGCTCAATGCGCGAGCCGCCGGACACCTTGACGAGATTTCCCGACTGCTCAATCGCGCGGAAAAGCGGGTGGGAGACGAAGGAGTTGTCAATCAGCTTGTCGCGGAGAAGCTGAAGGGTAGTACTCAGGATGGACGGGTTGACGGGCATGTTGCCCTCCCTTTTGGTGAGAAACTTACGGGGGTTGGAGTGTCCGGCTTACCGGGTTCCTTGCGCCGAAGGCTCCACTATGGGGTGGCCCGTGGACGCAAGAACAATAGCGTGAAGTGTTGCAGCCTGCAACTACCGTCTGTGCATGGCCTGCGCCATGGCCAGAATATCGGCGTTGCTCATCGTTTTAGTTGACCCTGGAGCGGGGGCTGCGACGGTGCCGCCCTTGCGAGGAAGTGCAGTACCGCGTGTTGCTGCCTCACGATCAGCCGCACGGCGGGCCTTGGCGGCTTCCAGCTCTTTGAGCGCCTGCGTCTTGCTCTGCCGGCCCTTCACCGCCCAAAACGCGGTTTCGAGGTCCAGCGACGTGTTGGCTTCAAGCAGCTTTTGCACCTCGCTGCGCAGCTCTTTGTCGCTCTTGAACTCGGGGTTCTTCGAGAGGAACGACTGGTAGCTATCTTCTGCGGCCATGACCTCGTACTCACGTTTCATGGGCTCGAGCACGGCGTTCAGGCGCTTGTTGACCTCAGCTTCAATGCGCGCGTTGATAGTCGATTCGTTGAAGGGGTCGTACTCGGGCAGGGACTCAGGGACTTTGAGCTGCGCTTGTCCCTTCATTAGCGCCTCTCGCTCGCGGAGGAACTCCTTGCGCTGCTCACTCAGCTCTTGGGTCTTTTTGGTGTAGTCCTTCTGCATGTTCTTCATGAGCACGCGAATGTCGGGCGGCACCTGCTTGAGCGCGTCGTTCCAAGAGAGATTGCGCGTGCGCTTGCCCTCGCCGTCGCTGACTTCGACTTCGACTTCGCCATCGTCTTCCGTCATGGCTTCGAGCATGGATGGCTCAACTGCGGACTGCGCGTGAAACGCGGTCGCGGCATCAAGCGCAGCCTGCGCGGTGGACGGGGTGGACGGGGCACTTGCGGAGGGCATGGTAGGAGTGGTCACGTGGACTTCCTTGGGTTGATGGTCACTTCACGAGAACGACGGGGGTGCCGGCTTGGGAGTACCAAGCCGGTCGCCAGCCGGGGGCAAAGACGAACTCGACGGGTCTTCCGAAGAGCTTGGTGCCCAGCTCCAGAACGCTGACATTCTGGATGCGGGACACGATGAATGTGCGCCAGCCTGGGAGTTCACCAGTAGCGGACGCACTTTGCGGGTCAACGTACAAGTGTAGATACTTTGTGCCGTTAGAGCCGATCCAGATAGCGTGAGGGTTGCCCACGCGCTGGCCCATCTTTCCGGGCACGCCATCCTTTTGCCACTTGTCATCGTAGTAGAAGGTCACAGGCTGCTTGCGCTGAATGGCATCGGTGAGGTTCGCCTCAACACCGCCCGAATAGCTGCGGTAGACCGCCTGCCCACGGGTCTTGGGGATGACGGTCGTCGGCGTCTGGCCGATGCCAAGCACCTGCTTGACCTTGTTTGCGATGCTGGTCAGTCCGCCGAAAAGTGCCATGAGAACCTCGAGAGTTGGTCAGCGCATGCGCGAGGCGAAGTTGAACTCTTCTTCATCCTCGTTTTCCATGCCGGGCTTCACCTTGACCTCTACCTCAGTCTCAGCGCCCTCTTCCTCTTCGATGGGCATGTTGAGAAAGTCCTTGAAGTCGCGGTCCTTGGCAAGCTGCGTGAGCGCGGCGGTGATGACCGTCAGCTCGCGGTCGCCCTTGATCGCGTCAAGAGAGACAGGCAGCGGGGAGCCGTAGTCCTTGGCCGCGGCGTCCATCATGGCGAGGAAGCGCACCACGTCGGGCTCAAGCTCCATGACGGGCTCTTTGTAGGGCGACGGCTTCAGGTCCAGCCCCATGACCTTTGCGACGGCGGCGATGGCCTGCGCAAGCGCGGTCACCACCTTCGGGCTGTACGGCTTGTCGGGCATGGGGATGAGCCCGGCAAGGTTCATTTCCACCTCGGCGTCAGACGCCTCAGCGGCCTTGCGGAGATCATCGGGCATCGAGGGCATATCAGGCGCGAGAGGCATGGTCAGGCTCCGACGACGGGAAGCGGGGCAGGTGCCCCTTCGGGGGTGACGGGCTCAACAGGCTGCGCCTGCTCAACCGCTTTGGCAAAGGCTTCGGGCAACTGGTACGCACGGACAAGCTCATTCAAGACGACCTGACGCGGGGCGCCCAGGTTGAGCAGGGTGGGCACAAGGCGCTCAAGCGACTGCTGCCGAGAGAGGTCGCTCATCGGCGTAGTACCTGCGTCCACCGCCCAATACGTGAAGTCCCCGGTCAAGTCATCGGCGCTGAGGTTGGTCGGACCAACGGGGTTCGGTAGTGCGAGGGGTTCAGCCTCATCGCCCAGCAACACGCTCAACATGATGTTGAAGGTGCTGGCGATGCCCGTGATTACGCTGTCGCGGATTCGCGCCATGCGGCCGATTTCCGATGATGTATATGCGGCGAGAAGCTGTTGCTCAGTTGCCGTGCTCTTGGTGACTTCACCGCGGGTGAACGGAGCGAGAAGCCCGGCGTCTTTGATGTCATTGTCCACGGTCATTGCGTAGGCAGCAATGTCACCGGGGATGGGCGCCTGAGGAACGGGAATAATGTTGCCTTCGAGCGGCGTTCCAGGGGCAACATCAACCTCGATGAACTCGCCATCAAGTCCCTGGGTGATCTTCGCCGCCGCATCTTCTGACAAAAAGCCGGCGCGTGCCATCCACTGACGGGCCATGCGGCGAACACCCTGCGCTTGGTAGGAGCGCATGAGATTCATTTCGCGGAACTGGTCACGGCTTCGGCTGATGAGCGAATAGCCGCGCAACGGGGTGTCGGGGTCTCGAGAAAAGTACAGCGGGAGGATGGGCACCACAGGCCGACCCGATGCGCTCTTGTAGGGGATGCCGCTTGTCTCATGCTCAAGCTCGGGCTCTTTCCCTTCGGCAACCGGGTCGGTGGACAGCGCGCCTACCTGAACCTTGACGCCGGTGAACAGGAACTCACCGCCGCCTGCGTAGTCCTCGCTCCAGACAAGCAGTTTGTCGGCCAGAAGGTCGTACATTTCCACGATGCGAACGAACTTCTCCATGCCCGGAACGCTGTTGTCATTCGGGCTGAGGCCCACAACCGCCTTGCTGCCAAGCGCGGAACTGGCCTCGATCCACTTGGTGTAGATGCGCGGCGTGAAGGCGCTCTCGGTCTTGCCGTAGCGTTCGACCGCCTCTGGCAACGGCATCAAGTAGACGTGACCGATGTACCGCTGTTGATCCCAGCTACACGCGGTTGCGTCTACGATGACCTCCCAGGGCGGGAGGGCAGCGGAAGCCACGCGCTTGAGCGGGTCCACGCTCATCACAGGGCTCAACTTGATGAACGAGCACGGGTAGATGAGGGCAAGCCGCGTGGCGTCCTCAAGCTGCTCTCGCACGGTCAGAAGGTACAGGTTGGCCGTTGCCTCAGCGACCTCAGCGTTGCCCCGCGCTCGAACGTCGGGCTGGACATAGACCGCGGGATTCTTCGCATAGAGCGAACCCAGGTAGGACTCCACGACGGAGTAAGCCTTCGGAACCTCGGTGCGGAGCACGCCCTCCACGCTCATCGTTTCACGGTCCCAAAAAGCCGTCATGTAGAGGCGTCTGTACTCGCGCATCTCTTCTCGGCGGTTTGTCCAGTAAAGGTCATGGCCGCTTACAAGCTCGGAGACGTGTTGCGGTGTCAGCATGCTTGAACCTCAGAACGGAAGGGCTGCGGAACGGATGCGTCTTGCGCGTGATGCGGCGAGAAGGTCATCTATGCGCGTTCTTCCTGACTGGTTGGCCTGTGTGCGCCAAGACGGTGGAATGTCTCTGGCACACCTATAAGCAAGAGCGATGGCCATGGCGGCGTCATCATAACCTCCCTTCGGCGCTTCCGGCGCAATCTTACCCGGCGGAATCGTTAGTGAACGAAGCTCGAGCCAAGTCGGTCGGTCCATGATGCGCGTCAGTTGAAGCGCCTCTCTCAATGTGGCGAAGGCATCCAGCTTTGATTGAAGTGTGGTCACCCACGGCTTCCCCGTAACAGGGTCGCGCCATTGTTCTCGGTACGCACAGTACTGCATTTCTAGCAAAAACGCATGCCCATGATTGTTCGACTCAGCCAGGATTAGCGCATTGTTGTAGCGAGAGGCCACTTGAATCGCGCGATGCGCCCACTGTTGAGGCGTCATCTTGTTGTTTCTCTCAGCGTAAACCGGCTGCATTGTAGAAACAGACACGACTGCCAGAGTGCTGTAGTCCCCTCCGACTCCACCGCCCACGTCAACGCCCATGACATAGCGATCATGCGCGTGTGGACGTTCAAGCTCTCGCCCGGCGGTGTCCCCATGGATCTCGTGTTCAATCACAGTAATCTGCGAAAGAAGTTCATCCTCGAAGTAGCCTCCCTGTCGTTCGAGGAAGCAATCATCCATATTTGCTGGATATTCTCTGCGAAACTTGTGATCAGACCCGAGTCGCGCCAGAGTTCTTCGCCTCCAGTGAAGCTGCTGAACAGACAAGCAGTATGCAGCTTTGGATGACTTCTCTACGTCAGAAAGACTTGCCTCGAAGTCCGCTGGAATGAGTGAAGGGTCATCCGTATACAAGGGATGTTCATGCCAGTACATCGTCAGCAAGTGCCAGCCATTCTCAGGCGCACCGCGGACAAGGTTCGAGAAGAAGTCGTTGGGGTTATTTGCCGTGCTTTCAACGATGAGAAGTCCATCGCCAACGGCTGCATCTACCTGTGCGATGGTCTCTTCGAGGTCTGGCGCAAAGGCGGCTTCACTAATCAGCGCGGCTGCGGGAGTGAACGAGCGCAGACCTGACTTACTTTGCGCCGTAAACGCGCGCATTGATGCGCCCGTGTCCTCATACGTGATTCCTCCGCGATTCCTCGATGAAAGTTTGCGCTGTAGAAGCTCTGGAGGGTGCTCAAGCCAGCGACGATTATCGTCAAGAAGTGCGGTCGCGCTGTCATCGCGCATCGACACAATGGCGTACATCGCTGCATTTGGCGTCGTATAAGCAAGGTGATGTAGCACCATCTTTGCGCCAGTAGTCGCAGCGACCTGTCTGGCCTTCAAGATGAGGATTCTTTTGTGCCCAGCCTTTACCGCGTTGAAGATCTTTTCTTGCATCGGTAGTGGCACGAACGGAATTAGCTTCTTTGTCTGTTTATTCTGCACCTGATGAAGTTGAGCGAAGAGGTTTACATCACTAAGAAGTCTGCGCATCTTAGGGCGCATGTTCTCAGGGATTGTTTCTGGAACGAAGATGGTCATGCGTGTCTACCTCAACCTGCCTGTTCCTCGTCTGGTAGGTCTGGGACAAGGGTAAGGAGCTTCCCAAGCTCGCGAATCTGCTCTGAGTCCTTGGGCAGTTGTCCGGCCCCTGGCAGCCCTGCGCGACGATCCCGGCGGTCTTCGATGATCCACTTCGCGGTCTCGGCGCGCATCTTGTGGACCGCGTTGCCCGGCTTCAGCACGTCATGAATGGTCGTGATGGCGGGCGCAAGCATCTTCTCAAGCTCTTCGTCAATGTTCAGCGCATCCGGCGTCTTGCCCGTGAGGTGCGGAAGGATGGTCGGTGCCGCGACTTCAACGACGATTTCTTGCACGCGCTCGGCTGCCTTCGCGGCGTCCAAGTACATCTCGAGCGTGGAGAACTCCTTCTCGCACCGCTTGCACCGCCGACGCCTGTAGACGTTTCCATCCGTGCGCTTGTTGGCCGGGATGGTCAGGGTCGTGGCGGACTTGTCGAAGTCACAGTGAGGGCAGTTCATCGGTTTATCTCCAGTAGTAGGCTACCCTACTACCGCGAAGGCTGTCCAGTATGCCAGACCAGTACAGTGCTAATATGGTGGAGTTTTATGCTGCGAGAGCGAATCTCTCTCATTCACTCTGGTTTCGCTGGCCCATGCTGCGCAGGCCCAGCGTTGTCGGGTTGCCTCCCTCTCGCTCCCGCTCCGGTCGGCTGCCCCTCCCTGTGCTTCGCTTCGCGCATGGCAGGGCAG